CCGTCAAACAATGCTTTACTATTTTCAAAGTCTAGTACCATACTGACTCCGTCTTTAGTAGGTTTCCATTCTTCATCAAAGTCGAGATAGTATTTCCTAATCGACAAGTACTCTACGTCTCTAAATGTATTAATCGAAAGATATACTTTCTCGTGTTTCGCTTCGTTGTAATGTATTAGCTTCTCATAGAGAGCTGGTGCTTCATGTAGTTCTATCATTTTTCAGTATCGCTGATAATGGAACTATTGAAGTTACGTTTTCGGGCGTGAGTAGTCTATAGGAGTCGGTATCCCAACAAAACAAGAGAACTTGGTTTGCTGTAGGTTTTGCTCTATTCCTTTTAGACTGTATATATTTGTTATCGAAGTCAAGCGTACAGACGTTATACTTTAGTCTACGGCTGTTTTGACTCCTGTAAGTGATTATCGCATCGCCGCATTTGTCGACTTGCTTGATAAATTCATCTTTCTTCATGAGTTCCTTTTAGGTTAAAATTGTATTCTACCAAGAACCCTATGGTTAAATCTGTGAGGTGGTTATTTAAGGTACAAAAATACAGTCAGTAACCGAAGCTACTGACTGTTAATTTAAGATACTACCCGTTAAGTTTAGTAATTACTTCTGCAAAGTAGTTAGCAGCCTTACCTGTTAACTTGCTTATAATAGCAGCGTCTGCTGTCATACCAGCGTCAGATATCGCATCTGTAACCGCTTGTTGAGCATCTGCGACAGATACTCTGCCACCGCCACCACCGCTAGTACCACTTGATGTGGATTTAGCCGCAGGAGTTTTCTTTACATAAACACCAGCTCTAGTCAAAATCATTCTGACACCATTTGGGCTCTCACCTAATTCGGCAGCTATTTCTTTGACAATCTCCATACTGTTTTCTGGGGTTGCTTCTTCTGCAGTATACATCTCTACTGCTTGAGCTTTAGCTTCATCTGTCCAAGCCATTTTACGTCTCCTAGTTGTTTTACCATATTTATTTTCGTATTCTTCCAAAGTTCGTGTGTTCTTGAAGCCTGGGCACCAGCCTGTTGCTTCTAACATTTGATTATAAAATCTATCGCTCATACACTTCTTTTTCCAATTTATACATCTATTATAACGATAATCAAGAGCGAAGTCAAGAACTATTTTTTAAAACCTATACCCGTAGGTGTCTAAGTCAGACTGGACTAGGGGTGTTACTGTGGTTTTAAGCGGTCGTCCATACCACCTTCTATAATCGGTAGAATACTTCTTGTAAAGCAATTCTACTTCTTTTTCCTCAGGTTCTAAGCCTAAGGCGTCTAGGTCTTCTTTCCATGACTCTAAACTAATTATGTACTCGCAATCTTTATATAATTCAGACTGCGCTATAATTTCATTTTTCTCTAACCAATCAGACAATCCTATCCAATCCCAGCTTTCTCTATACAAAGTTATTACCCTTTCGTATGGATTTCTAACTACTGCGACTTTCTTACTATCTATTTCTATATAGGTACTTTGTCTCATGACTTAGCTCCCGAGCCAAAGATTTACAATCATCTATCTGGTGAGGTAGATTATGCGTGTTCCTTGTATCTATTGAATTTAACTTATCTAATAAGACTACTAGCTTTTGGTTACATTGTGTGATTGTGTGTTCTGGTTCACTAGACATTTTTAAACTTTCCTAAGGCTTCAAGTTTCTCTTGAGCCGCTGACAGCTTTTCAAGCTGCGTGTCAATTGATTCTAGTATTTCAGGGTGTTCCCCAATTCCATTTGGATTTCGCAGATATATTTCTATATTTGCAAAGCACTCGGCTATTACTCCTTCATACTTCTTTTTTAATGCTTCTAATATTATTGCTCTCATATTTCTATTTTTAATAAACTCCCTACATAGCCTCTAACAAATGTATCTCTGTATGAATCAGATAAAACTGGTAAAAGTAATATTGGGATTGTTATAAAACTTCCTACTCCAAATATTATCCATACGATTGGCCACCATCTATAAGATATAGCGTCCGCATTCATTTTACCTAATATTAACATACTAGGTATAAAGATTCTGTACTGCGCGATAAACCATGTTCCTAGCCACATAGCGGCTATTATATCAAATGTTGACTCCATATTGCTCCAAATGCTTTAGACTCCCTAAATCGTAAGATAAAGCAAATGAGTGATATCCCATTTTACTACCATCTAACCAAGGAAATAAAGTATCTGAAGTATCACAAGGTGTCAGTACATATATCTGATATCCTTTTGCTCCATACTTTGTTTCATAATCAACTCTACCCAAGCCTGGCATAGTGTCTTGATAGGTTACTGTATGCTCTCTTTTAATCATAGCAATACAGTTATCCCTAGCTGCCCACACCTTTTCGCCTTCTCGAAACTCGTCAGATACGCATTGTTCTGGTAACATTATATCGGTTTTTCTACTGTAACCTGCTGGTAACTTTTGAGGTATACCAACTCTGTCTATAATAGCTTTCACAAATGCATTGGAACGATACAATCTAGTACTTATCTCAGAGATATTATCTCCCTGTAGGTAGTACTCTATAACTGACTTTATCTCATCACGGGTAGCGCCTTTACCTCGATTCTGGCTCTTACGCTTTTCTTTATGTTCCCAAATTTCAGTATGCTCATCAATGATTCTCTGAAGTCTGGTCGTGTTATACCTGATATTCAGCATCTCGCATGCTTCTTTCTTTGTGATTGGTTCTTCTTGCTCTAGTAATTCTATTACTCTATTAATATTCGCACTATCTAGTTTTTCATGCGACTTCTTCTTTACTCCTCTACTAATCAATGTTCTCTACCTCGCTAATACTTCCGCCATCTAAGACTTCAATGTGTTCTTTTCCGTATAACATAATAGCATAATGAATAATTTTTAGTAAGTCTGCTGGATTACTTCCATTCTTCTTTCCGTATCTCTGAGCATATTTCATAACATTGCCAAGACAAAAACCTGTACCATGCTGACTATCGAAAATGAACTCAGTTGCCTGAATATTTCCAACAGCATAGTGCTGTTCATACGTCTCGTTTATATACTTATAAATAACCTCTAAGGCTACCTTCTCATTAAATTTGTAATCTATTTTATCTTTGCTCACTAAACCAAAATCCTATCTGTGTTAATCGTCCTGTTTCTTTTGTTTTTCCATAACCAGCATCTTCAGGAGCATGAAGCATATGTCCATTGTACATAATCATTCTATTGTAACGATTCGCTACATTTAAATGTACCTTCCAATTCTTATCAAAGGCTATAGGGTTGTCCCAATAGTTTTCTCTAATTGGAGGATAGTATCTATCCTTTGCTTCTTCTTTGTTCCTAGTCATCTGGTCATCATAAATCGACCCCTGAGGGTTTTCAAATAGTAGAGTACCTGTTCTGGGTGGTGGATTCGGACTTAAATAGATAACACAAGCCCACATTGTGTACTTGTTTCTTGCTAGAGGAGTCATACCATCGTCGGAATGAATCCAACTAAATCTATTCTCTTTGTCCTCTAAGCCTAAGTTAAATGCACAATTACTGCCTATTCTAGTGAAGGCAGTTGTTTTTTCGTTTACTATCTGTTGCCAACGATTTCTTAAATACATTCGGTTAGCATGATACCAACCTGTTAAGTGATTTGTTGTTGCTCGTCTGCCTGGGTGGTTTACTCTCCCGCCCGGCTTTGTAGATATACCTGATTTATACTCTAACTCTAATGCTTTCTGTCTGACTTCGTCAGGGTTAGGATAGAAGTCATCAATAACATAAATCATGTCTACTTCTTGAGTAGTTCATCTAGTACGTCAATCCCGCCTTCTATCTTAGCAAGATATTCTTTCTGCCTTTGGAGTTGTCCTTCTAGCACAGATATCTGTTTCTCAATTTCTATCTGCTGCTGCATAAGGTTATTCCTAAGAACATCACTTTTATTCATTGTTTCCATGTCGTCTTCCATTACCCCAAGTATCTCATCAGGGAAACTAGGTTCTCCTGTCTCCATGTCCCACTTTACATCACTCATTGTCGTCGCCCTGTAGTCTGTAAGCTCGAAGAAGCTCTTGTGAGCCATTTTTCTTAATCATTTTTAAATTTCTACGCAGGTGCATATCATTCCTAGATTTCTCTAGCCATGCTTGTTTCTTGTCGTCGTCCCAATCTGCTGGCATAGTTACTCTCATACCATCAATTTCGTACGCACGAACACCTGAATCCTCTACTATATTCTGTTTTATGACTTCATCTGTCATAGTGTCTCCTAAAAAGAAGAGTCACCCTTGCAATCCTCTTTCGAGGTTCTACATAGTACCAAGTCGTTAGTCCACTTTCTCATTTTACTGTGTTAATTACTTCTATAGCGTTCACACCGCTGCTATTATGTGTTAGACTGCGTGTTCAAGGTCGTCTGTTTAATTGTCCTGCAAGGGGACTCAAACTGCTTAAATCTATATTTTATTATAGTTTTATTTTTTTATTATGTATATTATACATAAAATTTAAAGTTCTGTCAAGAACTATTTTTGACTTCGTATAAGTACTACTTGCTGTTTATCTTATCTTTAGCTGTACCTGCGTATAGTCCGAACCATGCAGCACCTGCTCCTACAACAATCGAGATAAGTCCTGATTGCTCTAGTGTTGGTACTTCCAACTCCATAAACCAGAAAGTACAATAGTATAACAAATACATATACACTGATAAGAACATTCTAGGGAATATTCTCCATGAGTCTATCATTTGAGAAAACCATATTGCTTTCTGCCATGGATTATCTGGCTCTTTATCATTTTCTAGTGTTCTGATTTGGTCTTTTAATTCCCCAATCTCGCCCACCATAGCCATAAACTTTTGAAGGTCTATTTCTACTTCGTTCCTAGACATATCGCCTGAGAACTGTTCACTTGGCTGTGCCATTTATGTCTCCAATCCAATCTAACCAAGGTTCTCTCCACATTTTACCCTGCTTCTCAGGAGAGTGAAAATGGAAAGAAATTGATATTCTTGGGCCTAGGGTATCTACCCTATGATATAGTTTAGGTGGAAGGTATAATAAATCCCCCTCACTTAAATCTACACATTTGTTTACTGTTGCATGCTCAGCTCTACATTCGTTTTCGTACTCATTCATGATGTACCAACGAACTGTGCCTCTTACATGAAACAGAAAGTTAGCAGTAGTATCAGCATGGGTTGGGAAACACCTAGCGTCTTTTTTACTAGACATATAGATATTTGCTTGCCCTCTGCCATAATACTCCTCGAAATGCTCGCATTGTTTCCATAACTTTTTGTTTAGAAACTCGCTCAAAGACAGAACAAATGTACTGCCCTCTTTCCACTTCTTAAAGATATCTTCTTTCTGTAGTTTATACTTAGCCTTTCTATGACAATACTTCCTACCTGTCTCATAATCTATTATTTGACATTGGGGAAATCTATCATGACCACTTAGTCCATAAGAATTAAGATACTCATCTGCTTCTTTCCAACTAAAATAGTCTTTAAACTTATTTTTCTTTGATTTAACTATTAAAAACTTTTTGTCCATGTACTCATCTTCAAATTTCTCCAATGAAAATGGTAGTAATTCTTCTAATCTCATACTAATAATCCTATTATCCAAAACCCTACTAACATGAATCCAAATACTGCTACTTGTACTACTGACATAATTGCTACTTGTTTCATGGGGTGTACGTCTACAATTTTTTCAATCATATCCTCACTAGGGGCTAGGTTAGCAACCTGTAATACTTTTTGTTCTGTTGATTTTTTCATAGAGTGTCCTGCTTTCTACAATATTCCCTCATTTCTTCTGTGGTTATCTTTTTAAAGTCCCATGTGCCACTCCATACAGCTACACTCATTCTATTGCCTTCCCAGACTCCTTCTACCCAATGTAGAGCCATAGCTGAGAACAATACTCCGTCTCCTTTCTTGGCAGGAACTCTTTCTCCTTCGACTACTAAGTCTCCGCCTTGGTAATCGTCATTCAATACTATGGACATACTAAGGTTTCTATCTCTTTTCCAAATCTCTTTTGCTACTCCATGCTTAGGCATAGAAAGCCAGATGGCATCTCTGTGAGCAGAAAAATTATCTCCTTCAAAATAAGACTGTACCCGCTCGGCTGTAATCTTCTCACCACCTAAACACTTCTGAGCTTTGTCTCTTAGTGTTTGAGGTATAGTAAAACTCTTAATTTCCCATCTATTTTGTAATCTGTCGTCAGGTACTCTATCGCATGAATCAATTATAGACTGACATTCTTCATCAGTTGCTAAGCCGGGAAATAACTTAAATCCCTTCATGGTTTTTCTATGAACCAGATAACTAAACTATCTCTTTGTCCTCCTAAGACAGGTAGAACTTGGTGTTCTAATTCAGGAGTAAATAATAATACATCTCTTTCTTTTAGTTTCATAACTGTCTTTTGTCCTTCCATTACTAAGTCTCCTGCTATTCTATTTGGCATACGAAATTCGAACTCTCCTCCTTCATATTCGCTAGGGGGATTCAATAGAGAGGTTAATGATAATTTTCTATAGCCTCTACCAGAACCATCAGTATGCCACTTATAAAAGTGTCCTACATGATACCTAGCAATTTGTAATATCTCGGGAGTATAATCAGGATATCCCCAATCGTTTATCCACTCTTCCATTAGCTGTAAGCCTCTGGGCTGTGGTTGTCCTACTCGCTTTGCTCGTTGAATATATCTACATTCTGTCTTTCTGAAGTCTGGTTGTAGACCTTTCCCAGTCATTCCTTCCATTCCCAAGTGAGTATCAAAGGTACTTCTACATATATCGTAAACTTCTTGTGGGAGTCCTTCCTCTAGTACTTCTATCATATGTCTACTATATCTTGTACTTTGTATGCTGTTTCCCATAGTAGTTGAGCAATCTCTTTTCTCTTGTATGGAGATTTACCATGTGGTGAGTACTTAGGGTGCCATGGCTGGCTACTTAAAGAGGTAAAGTGTAAGTGCCAAATATCATCAATATCGTACCATTGCTGTGTACTTCTATCTTCACATGGGTCATCTGTTACGCACCCATCAAACGAGTTCCACCTAGCATCTATTCTTTTTATTATTCCTTTTGTCTTTTCTGGGTAAGGACTGTTTATTCGTTTTGAGAATACATTCTTATAACCCCATTCACACTTTGCTATTTCTTCTATAGGTTCTATGTATTGCTGTGCTTCTGCACAATCAATCAAAATTACACTATCACTAAACCAACCTCTTTCGTACTCAGTTCCTTCGAACTCTTTTGGGTTTTTGTTTAATGTATCAAAGCACATTCCGAAAGCAGCGCCTTCTAGGTCTGTCGCCCATAGTGCGGAGATATCTCTAAAGTTCATTTGGTCGCCGTCCATATAGATAGCTCTACCTTCAAAGTTACATAGTTCTGGTATTGCATACCTGAAGCAAGTAAAGGGTGTCCCCCAACCTGCTGTGTTCCAATCAGGAAACATACTAGGTCGCATCCAAGTAAACTCTACTTTTCTATTTGTATTGGTGTGTATTGAGTATGCTAAAATTCTCTCAATCCACTTATCTTCGTACTCACTTGTGCCTACGAATATTCTTATTGGTTCTTTCTCCCATTCTTTCAAGGCTACGTGTACGTGTTTAGTTTCCATCTTTTTTGACTCCGTGTTTGCTAAAGCCTGCGTCTACTTTGTAGTACCAAAATAGAGTTCCGTCTTTAGGGTATAGGTTCATGATTCGGTTGCCAGGGTACATAGGATTTTTCTGTTCATCTACTACGAAACCAAATGCATCAACTTCATGCCACTTGAATAAGTGAGGCGAATGAAGATACATACTTCTATAAGCATTTAATCGTGCTTTTTCGGGGGTCATATTTCGTATAGCGGCAAACATGCCGTTACTTTGTAGAGTTATTACTCCTGCCTGTACTGGCAAAGGGTGTAATACTGTGTGTTCTTTACATCTTACAAGCGTAAGATTACTTATGAGAGCGTCCTTCTGCCCTATATGGTTACAGATGTCGTTAAATAAAGTTTGTTTTAGTACTTCTGTCCACTCAGGGAAGCTGGAGTTGTATATTTGTTGGTTGGTAATGTTATACATCTGATATGAGTCGGCATGTATAAACTTCCAATCGTTTTGTGGTGGTACGTATTTGAGCACATTTTCAGCAAGCTCATTAAATAATTTGTAGTTCATTCATCAGTATGTTGTAATAAAGTTAATTGCACTATCAATACTTCCTTGATAGCGTTCGGGTAAACTCAGGTCAATTACTACTCGAGGTCTACTACCTGTGTTTGTGTCTGCGAACCAAGTACTTCCGTCAGCTGGGTGGTATCCTTCAATACATGTCCAGTTGCCTGCACCTACGCTGCGTCTTTGGTCTTTAATTGTTGTCTGTCTTTTACCTTCGACCATAATCGAATAACCACTTCCTGCATTATAAATAAATCTAAGGAATCTTCGTGGTTTATTTTTGGCATTGTGCCAACCTGTGTGTCCCCACTTTGGAGGCATGACTGTTACTGTATCGTAATACCACTTCTCATTTTGTTGGTATATTCCATTTTGTCCCATGCCTTTCTTAAACAAGGCAAGGAAGAAATGTTTCTCAGCTCTCAGTCGTTTCTTCATCTGTCCACCAGCTCGCCTGTCTTCTCCTAATCCACTTTGTCTGCCTGTGTGGAAGACATGTGATTGTCCTGAGTAATCTTGATAGTTAAAGGACTTGGGGAAACCTATAAAAGTGTTATCTGCCATATGTTCTTTTAGTTTCTTAAAAGTTAGGTCTGGTTTGGGTTGCGCCCTAAATGTATGGGGCATCTGCAGTAGTTGCGTTGCAAAGTTATCTAGTCTTGCTAGTAATTTGACATTCTTAATTGGTATTTGTTTCATTTTTCAAAGCTTCTGGGTCTGTTACTTTTTCATAGTAAACTACGACCTCTTTGAGTTCGGTTATATATCGCTTGAGTTCTTGCATATTATAACTCATCAACTCATAATCAGGGATAGACATAGCCACGAATACTATCTGGCCATGTTCCTTAGTCAACCTGTCGTGGAACTCTTCAATGTTTTTATCGCTCACTACATACCATAGTGGCTCTTTTAAGTCAATCTCTCTAGGCATCACGGGTTGCGTGATAATCCTATCCATCGGCTTAGCCGTAACTTCTATTGTTTTAGTTGGGATTAGACTGCAACTCGACATCATTATCGAGAGAGTCAATAGTCCTACTAATTGCTTCGATTGATTCAAATACATTTTTAGTTCCCTTGTTGATTCTAGGCTCTAGCATACCCGGCTTCGCCGCTGCTAGTTTGGTTAAATTATGACGCTTAAATATATCTAAATATCTATTCATCTCTAGTTGTGTTGCTTGGGACTTAGCCTGAAGTTCACCGAGCGACTTTGTTTGTAATGCAAAATCATTCTGCATTGTTGCGATAGCTTCCTCTTGGGTCGCTACTGCACTCTCTAGTGCTACATTGTTTGCTGTAAGCACTTGATTCTGTTGGTATAGGTAGTAACTACCTAGACTTAGTACTAATATAATTCCTATTAATAATTGATTCATAATTGTTCTATCCTGTAATTAAGTCCTTCTGCTCCTCTGATTTCTACTAATTCGTCATCATCAGTTGTGAACTTTAGGTACTTGTCTTGTTTCTTGTGGAACTTTTTAACTATGAAGTCTCTATCATCAGCATCGCCAAATACAGCGTTGTAACTGACTGTTAGTTTATATCTAGGAAATAAGTTGTACTTAAGCCAATAATATACCCATTTGATTACTTTCCAAACAGGGATATAAACCTTTGCAAGATGTGAGTTAAGTTGCAAGAAGAACTTTTTCATGCGACAAAGAGGTCTGCCTCTGCTTGTCTGCGCCTTGTTAATCCTTCTAGTACTTTTCCACCTGCTTTATTCCATCTTAACATTTGTGCTGGGACTCCTGCGAAGTCTCCTGCGTTTAGTACTTTCAAAAGTGTACTTGCTCCTAAGTTGCCTCCGCCTAAATTGTATACCCATGATACCATTGCATCAAATTGGTTTTGATTAAGCTCAACTGTTACTAAGTTATTTACATAGCCTTCGTACTCAGCCATCTCATCTCTGAGCATGTTTTCCGCTTCTTCTTGTGTGATAGTCATTCCTTCACTTACGCCTTTGATGTGACCATATCCTATCGTCCACACGCCAGCTGGGCACTTGTATGCCTGAAGTTCACACCCTTCAAAGTGTTTGATTAGTTCTAATCCTTTATTGCCTATATTCATATTTTAGTTTTCCTGTGGAGGAAGTGGGGGAGGTTTGCTCCCCCGCTTGTCTTAGTCGATATCGAACTGAGTCTCTTTGCTCTTGTCTTTCGTGATATTGACTGTGAGGAGTCCATCAAGTAATTTGATAGAATCTACCTTTAGGTCGGAATTGAGGACGAAGGTCTTGTCGAATGACTTCGCGCTAAGTCCTTGATGAATGAATGTATCACCCCCTTTGTTGTCTCTTACACCTTTTATCCGCAACTCATTGTCTTGCTGAGTTACTGACAGGTGCTTTTTACTCCAACCGGGCACAGCGATTTCAAGTTTGAATCCACTTTTGCCCTCCACTATATTATATCTTGGGTAGTTTGTTTCCATTTGGTCAAGCCAAGCTGGATTGTGTCCTAGCCAGAAGTTTTTTAGTATTTCTCTATGTATTGTGTTAGTTACCATAGTTCTGTCTCCTTTCATGCCTTTCGGTCATGCTTTGCTCCCTTTCGGTAAGCGGTTAGTTATATAAGCGATTTTTTCACTTACTTCGTTATTATAACAATTTTTGAGACTGATGTCAAGAACTATTTTCAGTCATCATAGTCTATCTGTCCTTTTTCTCGTAAATATTCGAGAGTATCTGATATGCCTATTCTTTTACCGATTGTATAAAAGATTCCGCCCGTGCATACTGTGATGACGAGCCATTGAAACTCGTTTGCGCCTAGTAGTTCCATACTATTTTCCTGTGTGTTTTATGAATTCTGATATTACTTTTGTACCATAAGCTGCCCATGCAACAAAGAAAGGTACTCCTATTATATATACTATGTCCATTATTTGCCTATGTGTTCTACATCTGATGGTGGTATAACCTGATAAGCACCCTTGTTATATGCGGGAGCTACAGTGTATTTCTTACTTGCCTCTACTTTCCAAGAATTGTCAACGGGAGCTGAATATTTGCTCGTTTTTAAACTAGGGTATTCTTTCTTCGTTTCTGTACTTGGTTTCACAGTCTTTTGTGTTGCCATGTTGAGGGGTTTTGCTTTTGTTTTCTTCCAAGCGTTAGTTTTCCTTTTTCTTCCTGACGATCAAAATGGAAGGGAAGCAAATCTTATCTTCGTTGAACTTCTCTTTACTGTACTGCACTTCCCTCTCGTAGATCATTACGATCCTCTGTTGGTAATCGTGAGCTTCTTTGTTCATCTGCATTCCAGTTTGGATTAGATGAATTCTGGTAGAAGTCACCACCTAATAGGTTGTAAACTTCACGGTAATGCTCAACTTCTGCAGTTCTAAGGTCCACACCAAAAGTAGCTGACCACATGTCATCTATTTTCATGTCTAGTTTAGAAACTACACCGAAAGTTGCTTGATTATTTCTACTTCCTCTAAGGATACCTCTAGATTGATAGCCGAAACCATCAACAAAGTCCAATCTGTTACGACGAATAGTCTCATCATAATCACGTCCTGAACCGTCAGCTTTCCATCTTATAGAACCAGCAGATCCTGA